GAGAAGATAGGGATAACAAAACAAGATGATATTTTATCAAAGCAAAGTGAGATGAATGACGCAATTATCAATCAATTAAACTCACTTCAAGATAAGTTAGGAGAGATTGATAAGATTTTTCAAAAAGTTGATAGTTTGGAAACTAAGTTTGAAAAATACAGACAAAAAACACCAGAAGAAAAATTACAATTAAGATCATTGGATTCTTATCCATATAGTCAAAAACTTACCGACTTTTTTGATGTAAAACAGGATGAGATGGAGGCTTCAGGTAAGAACGAATATGTTTTAACAGATGACGAAGTGACAAACTACGACGCAAGTACAATCAAAGGATCTTTCAATACTTATGACGAGAGTTTACCTTTGAACAGATATTGATTTAAGACAATTTTATAACTATTATTAAGGGGTCAGCGGTAAAATCCAAGACCCCTTTTTTATTTGACAATACGAAACTTTAAATCTAATTTTTATCAAACCTTTTAATTAACACATTATGGCAACATCTCTAGACGCAGTACTGGCTCAGTACGAAAAAAACACCAAACCAACCGGTAATGGTAATTCAATGGATCGTGAAGATCGGTTGAAGAAGTATTTTACAACTATCCTTTTGCAAGGAGAAACCTCAGGACGGAAGCGAATTCGTATTCTACCAACTCCCGACAATTCTTCACCATTTAAAGAAGTTTGGTTCCACGAAGTACAGGTTAACAAACAATGGCTTAAGCTCTATGATCCAGGAAAGAATGACAACGAACCTTCACCGTTGAATGACCTATATGACGAACTTATGTCTACAGGTAAAGCTCAAGACAAAGAACTCGCAAGTCAATATCGGTCACGTAAATTTTACATTGTAAAGGTAATTGACCGTGATGCTGAAGAGGATGGTGTAAAATTCTGGCGTTTCAAACACAACTACAAGAACGAAGGTGTATTGGATAAGATCATTCCGATTTGGCGTGAAAAAGGTGATGTAACCGACCCAACCAAAGGACGAGACCTTATTATTACCCTTACAAAGTCTAAATCCCCAAATGGAAAAGAGTATACAACAATTCAATCCATTATGCACGACGACCCTTCTCCTTTGTCCACAGACAAGAAACAACAAGAAGAGTGGCTTGCTGATGAATTGACTTGGGAGGATGTGTACTCGAAGAAGCCTTATGAATATCTTGAGGCAATCTCTCGTGGAGAGACCCCACGTTGGGACAACGCAACGGGTAAATATGTGTATGGTGAAGAAGGAACATCTGAGTTTGGTGGTGGAGGAACCACAGATGAAGAAAGTGACCTTGATCCACAACACAACGAACTTCCCTCAGCGGAACTTCCATTCTAAAAATCACGGGGAGGTTTTCCTCCCCTTTTTTAACTTATAAAAATTATGGCAATCAAGAAAAAAGATTTTACTTCGGTAAAGAAGAAGTTTTCAACTTCGGCAAAATACAAACCACAAAAATACCTTGATTTGGGTCAAGAATTTTTGGATGCGACAGGTATGCCAGGACCGGCACTTGGTCACCTTAATATGTTCTTGGGTCACTCCGATACGGGTAAGACAACTGCGCTTGTAAAATCGGCAGTTAGTGCACAACAAAAAAATATCCTACCTGTTTTTATTATTACAGAACAGAAATGGAGTTTTGATCACGCTAAAATTATGGGGTTTCAGTGTGAAGAAGTTGTTGATGAAGAAACAGGTGAATTGGATTGGGATGGATTCTTCCTTTTTAAAAATGACTTTGATTACATTGAACAAATCACTGATTATATCAATGAGGTATTGGATGCACAAGATAAAGGTGATATTGATTACGATCTTTTATTCCTTTGGGATTCAGTGGGTTCTGTTCCCTGTAAAATGACGTTCGACGGTAAAGGGGGGAAACAACACAACGCATCGGTTCTTGCTGACAAGATTGGGATGGGTATCAACCAACGAATTTCGGGAAGCCGTAGATCAGACAGTAAATACACCAATACTTTGGTGATTGTCAATCAGCCTTGGGTTGAACTTCCTGATAATCCTTTTGGTCAACCGAAGATTAAGGCGAAAGGGGGTGAGGCGATTTGGTTGAATTCATCTATCGTTTTCCTATTTGGAAATCAGAAAAATGCGGGAACAACCAAGATCAGTGCTACAAAAGACGGACGTAAAGTAAAATTCGCCACACGAACCAAAATTTCCGTGATGAAAAACCACATCAATGGGTTAGGCTATGAAGATGGTAAAATTTTGGTTACACCTCACGGGTTCTTGCATGGTAAAGATGCGTCAGAGGAAAAGACCTCTATTGAAACCTACAAAAAAGAACATGCTGACTATTGGAAAGAAATCTTGGGGTCAGGTGGAGAATACAAATTGGAAGAAGATGTTGAATCTCTAAGTGATTTGTTGTGAGAACTTTATTGGTTGATGGAAATAACCTCCTGAAAATCGGATTTCACGGAGCTAAGAACTTATACTCTCAAGATAAGAAAGTAGGAGGTATTTTCCATTTTCTGAATACACTTAGAAAACAACTTACGGAGTATAACTACGACAAAATTCTTGTATTTTGGGATGGTGAGTATAACTCTTTGGAAAGAAGAAAAATTCTTGCAGAATACAAAGCAAATAGAATCAAATCCGATGACTTTGACACAGAATCCTTTTACGAACAAAAGAACCGAATCCAACTTTATTTGGAAGAATTTTTTGTAAGACAAGTTGAACAATCGGAATGTGAGTCTGATGATCTAATTGCTTTTTATACTCAAAATTCTGACAACGAACAAGTTACGATTTATTCGGGGGATAAAGATCTAACACAACTCATGAAAGAAAATGTGTGGATCTATAATCCGTTCAAGGGACTAATTAAGTATGGTGAGAAGATTCAGATAGTAAAAGATCTGTATGTTCCATCAGAAAATATGGCGGTCTTTAAGATCTTTTGTGGTGATAAGTCGGATAATATAAATGGAGTTTATTTTCTTGGAGAGAGGACTTTGGTTAAATTATTTCCCGACCTATTAACAAAAAGGATGGAAGTGGAAGAAGTATTGGATTTGGCTGAAAAACTTTTTGAAGAAAACAAAAACAACAAAACTTTACAAAACCTTTTGACTGGTAAAACAAAAGATGGTATATTTGAAAAAGAACTTTATGAAGTCAACAGGAAGTTAATTGATCTACGAAACCCACTTTTAACACAAGAAGCAAAAGATGAAATATTAAGTCTAATCAATGAGAGTTTAGACCCCGATGGTAGATCATACAAACAGGCGATGAAACTTATGAGAGAAGATGGTCTGTACAATTTTTTACCAAGAGGGGACAATGCGTGGGTTGATTTTATCACCCCTTTTATGAAGTTAACAAGAAAAGAAAAACAAACCTTTAAAAAACAAAAAAAATGAAAGAACAGGAGTTGAAAAAAATGGAATTGTTGATCACCCTCAACGACAACTTTGTGGTACAACGATTCTTTAATGTGCGTGACTATCAAGAAAACGCAGGACGATCTTTGAATCTCTATCACGAGTTGAATAATATCAAGAACATTATTCAAAATGATCTCAAGCGTAAGACCCTTGTGTATATGACCGACAACTATTTTCAGATCACCACCGATGAGTCCATCATGGAAACATCAAACACCGATGGACCAGAGAATTTTAACATTTATATCAAGGACGGAAATCGGACAATTTGTCACCTTCAGTTTGATGCAAAAGTTTATCCCCCAAAAGTTCGTTATACCGTTGATATACGACCACTTTTGAAAGGTGTTTTGCGTAACCTAACTGACATTTTTTCAGACGAAAATTTAACTTACACTTACCTAGATTTAGAACTCGTTTAACTATATTTATAGAAAAATCAGGTAGTTTCATTCATGGCAAATCAGAAAAATTTCGGTTATTTAGGTAATAACTTCCAGCTCCAACTTCTCAATCAAATCATCTTTGATAAGAAGTTTTCGGGGTCTATTATGGAAGTTATTGAACCCACGTACTTTGACAACAAGTATTACTCAATCATTGTCCAAATGGTAAAAGAGTACCATGCAAAGTACGAATCTATTCCGAACATTGCCACACTTGAACAACTAACTATCTCTGAAATTTCTCAAGAACAAGCCCGCAAGGTAATCATTGACACACTTGAAAATGTCAAGAACGCGCCACAGGAGGGGCACGAGTTTGTACAAGACAAAGCTTTGAAGTTTTGTAAACAACAAGTTATGAAGAAGGTGCTTGAAAGAGCACAGAAAATCATCGATAAAGGTGATTTCGAGAATTATGATGCGTTGGAAGAAATGGTGAGAGAGGGGTTACAGGTTGGTAATATGGAACAAGACACAGCAGATGTGTTCAGTGATTTGGATGATGTTTTGGCGGAAGACTATAGACACCCAATTCCAATGGGAATTAATGGATTAGATAATCTTCTGAGTGGTGGATTGGCTAAGGGTGAAATTGGTGTTATTCTCGCTCCGACGGGGGTGGGTAAGACAACTATACTCACAAAAATAGCAAACAACGCTTTCAATATGGGATTCAATGTTCTTCAAATTTTCTTTGAAGACAACCAAAAGATTATCCAAAGAAAGCACTTCACCTTGTGGACAGGACTTGCAAACTCTGAACTTCCTGCACACAAAGACGATGTGATGGAAAAAGTTAGAGAAATCCGAGAATCACAACCCAACAAGTTGATGCTTAGAAAACTACCATCTGATACTCTAACCATGAGTCATATCAAGAACTACATTCGTAAAATCAAAGCTGAGGGTGTAACGATTGACCTTTTGGTTGTTGATTATATTGACTGTATTCTTCCTGACAAAAGTATGGCAGGAGCAGATGATTGGAAGAGTGAAGGATCGGTGATGAGAAAGTTTGAAGCGATGTGTACTGAGTTGGATATTGCGGGTTGGACTGCAACTCAAGGTAATAGATCGTCAATCTCTTCTGATGTTGTAACCACAGATCAGATGGGTGGATCAATTAAGAAGGCTCAAGTCGGACACGTGATTATTTCAATTGCGAAATCACTTCAACAAAAGGAGATGAACCTCGCAACGATCGCCATCACGAAATCACGTATCGGAAGGGATGGTATTGTATTTGAGAATTGCAAATTCAATAACGAGTTATTGGATATTGACACTGAGCAGAGTGTTACTTTCTTGGGATTAGAAGAAAAGAAAGAAGAATCGGCAAAACAGCGTCAGAAAGAATTGATGGATAGAAGAAGACAACGAGAACAAACACTTTAATTTATACAAAAAAATGGAAAAAATCTTAACAGAAAATAAGAACAGATTTGTGCTGTTTCCAATTGAACACCACGATATTTGGGATTACTATAAAAAAGCAGAGTCCGTATTCTGGACGGCTGAAGAAATTGACCTCTCTTCCGATCTTATTGATTGGGAAAGACTCAATGACGGAGAAAAACACTTCGTTAAAAATGTTTTGGCATTCTTTGCGGCTTCGGATGGAATTGTAAACGAGAATCTC